AATTTGTGAAGGAGAATCATCAGTAACAATCATATCTACTAAATCTTCCATATTGTTATAATGTATAATAACTAAGAACTATTTATATCTCTCCACCTTTCGGCATTTCAATTTCTGCTGCTTTTCCTTGTTTTTCTAAATCTGGTTCCATTATTGGTTGTCCTAAATTCATTTCGTTGGGAGAAGATTGCATCGGCATTCCAGTAGTTGGGTCAATCGGTTGATTTGGATCTGGAATAATTCCTTCTTTAATTTCTTTTTCAATTTGGGCATCAATTTCTTTCATTTCTCCATCAGATTGCTTTAATACTTTTGATCTGATATATTGTGCTGAAAAGTATTTACCAATATAAGGTTCCATTGCAGCAACAACACCAAGTTGATCATTACGAAGTTCATTATCTTTTAGATCCGAAAAATGATTATCATAAACATAATCATACTGAATATGTTCTCTTAAAACTTCCCAATCTTGTGGTGTAACTATATTTTTTAAAATCAATTGTGTCTTTAACATATCATTAAAAACTTCTGAAAATCTTTTTCTAAGTCTTCCTACAAATCTAGTAAATTTAAGTTCATCTCTTAAAATTTCAGATGAACGACCAAGATTGAAACCACCACCACCAACATCAATTCGGCTTGAAGGTACATTTAATGATTTGTAAAGTTTTTTTTGAAAATATTCAATATCAGCAAGTTCTCCAAGATTTTGTCCACCAGGCAAAGTGGTTATTTCGGTTCCTCTTCCGCCCTCTCTTCTTGGTAACCAAAAATCTTCCAACATAGCCATATATTTGCGATCATCTTTAATCTCTCCTGTGTCTGCGTTATAAACTAATTTATTTCGATAACGATTCATTACATCACGAAGATATTGCTCTGCTTTAATTTTGGGAAGATTTCCTACATCAATATAGAATATTCTTCTTTCGGGTGCTCTTGAAAGACGATATATTACAAGAGAATCCTCAATCATTCTTAATTGATTAAGTGCTTTGATTGCTTTATGAAGATAAGATAAAATAGTTTGCTTATTGCGATCTACAAGACCTGATGTTACATAAGTAATAGCATCTTTTGTGATTTTTACACTTTTTGCGTCATTACGAAAAGAGATTGAACCATTAGATCCAATAGAAGAATTTGGATCATAAAGATAATATTCTTCAATTTTTGGTGCTTGATGAATATCTATTGGTTCATTATTTCTACTTAACGGGACTGGAAAATTTGCATTTGGTCCAGTTTGTTCTGCCTTACGAATAAAACGAATTTTAAGTGGATCAATATATCTAATTTCTTGAATTCCGGCAGAAGGATTTTTTAAGTCAATTACTTTATGATAAAAAATCTTTCCATCCACATACCAATTTCTAAAAATTTCGTGTGCTTTTCTATCAAAATCCATAATTTCTTTAATGGATTTAAATTCATCACGAATAATTTGTTTTAATTTATCTCCTGCTGGAAGATTTGAAAGTTCAATCTCTACTGGTGAATCATTCAAATCTGATACGATTGCTTCATTTATTACATCCTCAATTGCACTATCACATTCTGGATGTAAAGCCATCTCACGATATCTTTTTACAAGATCTTGTTCATTCTTATAAACACCTTCAATATCTACATATTGCCCATAAAAACCACTTTGAACATAATAATCAGATTTATCTTCTTCATTAGAAGGAACTGGAGAAATAAGTTTTTTTGACTTATCTACTCCAGTGTCTTGTATTTTGAACCCAAACAACTTAGACATCAATAAAATAAAATAGTTTCTACTATTTAGACACCAGTTCCAAGTTGAGTTGTTCCCGAAGGATCAAGAGCATCCCACCATTGAACTTGAAGATCTACAGTAAATTCTTCGATTGTATCTGAAGAATCATAAGAAAGATCAATCGCACTTACAGAAGTTGGAAATACACCATAAAATTTGTATTGCTTCAATACAGGAATTGGTACTGCAGAGGTTGGCGTAGTTCCAGTTGTTAATGCTCTTCCGAATTGTTTTACAACTGCATCTTGTTGATAAGCTGATGGATTAATTTTTCCAGCAGCATCTTCGTGTTTATTGATAAGATTCATCCATCTTTCAAATGCAGTGCGAATTGAAAAATCAATATCATTGATTACGGTAATAGTCCAAGGATCAAATGTGCGATCTCCAGCAATTTTAAGATTTCTGCCCCTAAATGGAACATCAATAATACCTAGAGTCGATGCAGGAAGATTTGCAGCTTTTACTAAAAATCTAGTTTTATCTGCAAGTGTGTCCTCCGTAGTCCCAACTGGAATTGAATCACTAGGAAAATAAAGTTCACACTCAAATAAATTAGGTCTTGTTCCACCACCTAGCATTCTACCCTTGAACTGTTCAAGGGTTCTATCTTTTGTATTTGGAATGTTTAAGTTAGCCATTTTAGAAATCCCCTATTGAATGTGTTAAACTGAACCTACGACTTCTTCAAAACTTACACCTGTGCGAGTAGCAACAAAGGTAAGACCGATGAAGTTAATAGATCTTGCTGGTTTTACGAAAATATCAGCTCTAAATTGATTTGCATCAATTATATCAGGAGTATTGTTTGTTTCATCGCAGATAACTAAAAAGTCAGTAATGCCTCTTTTTGATTTTACATCACGAAGATACGGTTCAACAATATTAATAAAATTAGATCTAGTGATTACATCATTAAACTCAAACAATTGTGCTCTTGCTGCTCTTTCAATTGATGATTCGATAGTAAGGAATAAACGACGAACGTTTATTCTATCAAAAGCTGAAACATAAGATAGTGCAGTTTTATCACCAAAAAGAATAATACCAGCACCAGGTGAAAATATAATGGGATTAATTCTTTTCGGATAAAGAATATCTCTTTGTGCTTTTGATGGATTGTAAGCAAGTTTTACAGCCCCATTAATTGCTCCTCTAGATGCTCCAGCAGGAGAGAACCAAGGGTATTGGTTGATTGATGTTCTAGCCATTAATCCGGCAACATCAGCATTACAAGGAATGTATCTAAATGTATTATTAAAACGGTCAAACATATACTTATAACCACTATCAAATACTGCATAAGAAGAAGAAGTGATTGGATCAAAGAAATTAATAATATTATTTGTTTGAGTTTCGGTATTTGTAATATTTACAACTCCTGATCTATGAGGAGATATTACAGCAACACAATCTTTTCTTTGTTCGGCAATTGCAATTAATTTATTTGCTTTTGCTTGTGATTCGAAAATTGATGTTCCACCAGAAGGACCATTAATTAAGAAATTAACTTGATATTCGGCAGGATTTGTTAAAATATCATAAGAAGAAATAATATTAGAAAGAGTCGCAGACATTCCATTGGAGGCAGAATAATCAACACCACCAGATAGATTATATGTAATATTTCCTACTCCAGAAAATATTACACCTTGAGCATTTTGTCCCCAGTTTCCAACGCTAAAATTTGCATATCCAGTAGTGCTTGTAAATCCAGTTGCAGATCCAGTAGTAGCAACTCCTGCGAATATATACTCAGAATTGTTTGCAATATAGTCTTTGTAATATACAGATTCTGATGGTGATATTTTTCCATCAAATGATTTGGATAAGAAGGTAAACTTTTCCAAAATATTTCCTGCAATACCAGTTACTGTGCCAGTATCATCAACAACTGCAATATGAATTTCGTCATTTAGAGCATTTCTTTCTGATGCATATTGAGATGTTCTTGGTTTTTCTGCAATTGATTTCCAGTATACTGTAGAGTTTGTAAGACCAAGAGTTTGTTGATTATACCAATCAGAAACTACAACTGGTGTATTTGGAGTAGTAGTAAAATCATAAGCAGTTGATGCTGGATTAGATACAACAAATTGAACGTTCGTTCCAACTCCAGCAGCACCAGAAGCAATTAAAATGGTAGTTTGTAAAGCACCATTTACAGTTGTAGTTCCAAATCCAGCAACTGTGTTATTGTTTACTATTCCTGCAGTCAACGTTTGTATTAAATTTCCAGCAACTACGCCAGCAGTTGGAAGAGTACTAGTAAGAGATGCTGGATTGATAACTGTAGATCCTGCACTTACGGAACCATAAAATCTAACAGTTTCGATTGATGTAGCAATTCCAGAACTATTTTTAATAAAAACACTATTAGAACTAGATGAAAAAGAATTAAGATTATTTTGAGAATACGAAACTAAACTAGAAGATCCTGTTGTATTATCAAATCTATCTGTTACTTTTACATCAACAAATTGGTCACCGACTTTAGTGACGATTCCTCTCAAATATCCAGTTGTAATACCAGTAACGCCAATGCTAGCAAATGTTGTGCTAATTCCAGCAGTAATGCCATATCCAACTGCTAATCCAAAAGTACCAATTGCAATTCTTTGATCTGCAGAAGCATCAATTACACATACCTTTAAATTATTTGCCCAACTTCCTGGATTTTTAGCAGCATAGTACCAACTAGTTGCAGTAGAATAATCATTAATATAATTTTCATATGATTTTATTTTTACAGTTGCAATTCCGCTCACGCCAGCATTTGAGTTGTTTAGAGTATCTCCATCAGTTCTAATGACTCTTAGTATTCCACCATACGAAAGATAAGACGAAGCACTCATCCAATATTCATATTGAGAATCACTAGATATTGGTTTTCCAAATGTTTTTAGTAGTTCGTTTTCATTTTCAATTAAATAGGGAACATTAACTGGTCCTTTTGAAAATGGTCCTGCAATTGCTCCCACCTGCTCATTAGATGCAGTAATTCCTCCAATTGTTAAGTCAACCTCTCTAACATTGACTCCTGGAGATACTAAATTTAACGACATGCCTTTCCCTCTGAAGAAACTTCATTTGTCTAAAAGTATTTATAAATTACCATTTTTATCTGTACTCCCACATATACGAAACATCGCCATATTCATCAGTGTGCCATCTGTCACCATCATTATCTACAAAGGAAGTTTCTTCATCAATACCATCAACAATAAAACCAAAAGGAGACATATCTTGTTCTATTTGTTCTTTTTGTTCTTCATATATTCTTTTACGCACATCGTTTTCTGTCATTTCTTTGAAGTAGTCCTGAACAACTAACCAAGAAAAAATAACTAAACACATTACCAAATCATCATTGCATCCTTCTTCTGCTTCAAATGATTGATTTTTTTGAATAAAAGTAGTAAGTTCGCTAATAATTTCATAGTCATTAAAAATAAGTTTATCGTCTTCAATAATTGTTTTTAGATTCGAACAACCAACTCTTTTAACTGTTTTTGACATCTTTACGCCAAGTTGTGTTTTCTTTCCAGAAAATCCTTGCCCAACAAGTTGCCCTGCTCTTCCTCTCATTGCACACATTAAAATATTATCATACTCTAAATCAAAATGAAGAATACTCGTAACTTGTTCGCCAATATCATTTACTTCTGCTAATACAAATGATTTGTTATATGCCTTTGCTACATCTATAATAATATTTGGAAATAACATTGGTTTGATTTCATTATTGCGATATTTTGCTACTATTTTATAAGGAAAGGTTGATATATCAAAAACAACAAATGCCGAATAATCATTATTTAATCCTCTCGAAACATCAACTGTCATTATGTAAGTATGTTCATCTATTGGTTGTTCATATACATCCAATCCAGCATTTTTTTTGATTGGTTCATCATAAACTAAAGTTTTTATTTTTGCTGGATTTATTAATGTTCCAATAGAACCCAAGAATTCGCACTCAAACTCAACTTGAAACTGTTGTTCGCTTGTGTTTTCTATTGTTTGTTTTTTCCATACCTCATCTCTACCAGGAACTTCAGACCAGTGAACTTCTGTCGGTACATATTGATTTTTTTTTCTTTCTGCATCATGCCAAATTTTATAAAAATGATTCATTCCGTGAGGAGTAGAAACAATAATTAATTTAGTAGATTGTCCAGAAGATATGGTAGGATAAACAGAACTGAAAAAATCTTCAGCAATATGATTAGGAACGAATGCAAATTCGTCCAAAAATATGATATTATAAGAACCACCACGCACCGCAGAGGCAGACGTAGAGGCGGCAAGAATCTTTGAACCATTCTCTAGTTCTAATGAACCTCTATTCCATATTAAAACCCCCTGCTGCATCCATTTAGGAAGGTTTTCGTATGCTAATTGAAGTCTTCCAAGAAGGTCTCTAGCAGTAGACGCTTTATTAGCAAGAATCGCAATATTGACATTATCATTAAATAGTGCGTAATGAAGCAAATAAGAAACGACAGTGGTAGATTTACCAGACTGTCTTGGCATTTTGCATACGTTAAATCTGTGATCATGGAAATTCTTGATAAGTTTTTCTTGAAACTTGTACATATTAAAAGGCACAAGACCGTGATCAAGTGAAACAATTTTTATGTAGTTTTTCGCAAAATACACAGGATCTTTTTTACATTTTATAAATTGCTCAATTTGATCCTTGGTGAACTCTATTGGCGTATTTGCCTTTTTTAATAGAGGATTACCCAGATACTGATCGTTACTCATTATTTATTCGTTCTTAAACTGCCCTAAACCAATGCAACTTAATGTCTCTTGTTGTTTAAAATATAGCTTCACATAACACTTACAAATGTTTCTAAGTGATTCAATATCTTTACATTCGTCCAAATCTCTTGACATTTTTTCGTATTCAAATATTTTAGTTAGATTTGTCAGTTCAATACTTTTTGGGTCCATTTGGTTCTCCTGTAAATAATAATGGTTTGGTCGGGTCATTAATTGAAGGGTTGAATGATAATACTATTGCATTTGGATAAATCTTTTGTATTTCTCTTGTTACTTCAGTTTTTGTTGGCCTAGTAAATTGTTGAAAAAACATTTGAGTTGTTATGTATTTTCCTCTCCAATTTATCAGTATAGTATATGTAGACCCACGAGACTGTATTCGTAGATAGTTTTCATCTAGTTTTTCTTCATTTTTGCTGCTATTTCCCCAGTTTGCTGCACCTACTTTACGACATTTTACGAGTGCTCCTGATGCATATGCAGAAGGCCAGACTTTATACCTTGATTTTACTTTTGTTTTACAGGCATCTTCCTCTACATACTCTTCTGTTGCAACATTTATTGCCTTACCTTTTCTATCTGGATTTGGATCTTCTCTTCTTTTTCTTTCTGCTGCTCTTTCTTCTTCTTCGGGAGACATTTCTGCTGCCATTTTTGAACTACCACATTTTGGTTTAGTAGTTTGTCCAGGTTGTTTTGCACAAGGAGCACCTGCAAATTCGCCCCCAAGTTGAACCCATCCTGGTACTTTTTTTCCTGTTTTTGGATTAGTTCCACTTGATTTTCTAAACCAATCCCCTAAGTTATCATCACCAGACTTTGATGCCTCTTGAATTTCTGTTTCTTCTGGAACACAATTTGGAACCATTTTCTTTTTTTTCTTTTTCATTCCAACTTGCTTATAACCATTCCAACATGCCTCATCCACACTATCTTCTTCACTGCCAAGATAATCTGCCGCAGTATCAATATAATCTGTTGCCTTCGTAATTTTTGATTGTACCCAAGCAGGAAGTTGTTGATTTCCTTTTTTGATATTTTTTTTCAATGAATCAACTGCTTTAGTAATAGTTCCCAACTCATTTCTTGCCATATATCCTTCACTATCTTTTTTCTTACCATTCTCAATCTCTTTATGATTTTCATAAATCTTTGATTTTTTTGATTCTTCGCAATCATCTGTTCCATGCATAGAACACATTTTTCCTTTTTTTGTGTGATTGCAAATAGATTCTGTTTCTATTATAAACTGCTTAAAACTTTTCATATGAAACTTTTTAACTATTTAGAAATATCTTCTGCATTTAATCCATTCTTAAGAAGTTTTTGTAGTTCTGCGGTAGAACCAATAAAGAGTGCATTTGTAACATTCTTTGGTCCAGATTTTTCTTCTTTTTTGAGTTCTTTTACTTTTTGATGTATATCCATTAGTTTATCAGTAGAATCAGCAACACTTTTAATCAACTGTCCAAAAACTTCATATGCCCTTGGTTGTTGTCCATCTTGAGCAAGTTCCAAAAGACTTGTTGCTGCTTCTTGTCCTTTTTCAATTAAATTATAAAGAGTTCCACGAATATAATCATAATCCAATTCTGAATGGTCTTTATTTTCGATGATTTTTATTTCTTTTTTTGATTGCTTAATAATTTCTTTTGCTGTAATTGTTGCTTTAATTTCTAAAGATTCATCTATCTTATCAAAATTATTTTTCATACATCAATACCTTTAGTTGGACTATAAATTTTCCCATCACCATAGTCATAACGATATTCACTAAATCCAAAATCATCATCCTGTTCAATTAGAGCATCATCTGCATTATTGATAATATTTACAACCGCACCAATAATATGTGACACAATTTGGGTTTCATCTTGTCCCCTATTGACTTTAATTGTATTACCAGATATTTCTTTAATATACATTTCTTCATTGTCAATTTCGATATAATCATTCACAGAAAGAGATACCGCATCATTTACATCAAATGTTGTAATTTTATCATCTATATCTTCTGCCAGTGAAGTTGTATTATCATTGGTGTAATCTTGTATTGCTCTTGGTTCAGCAATATAACGAAGTTGCCTAGAAGCATTTTTTCGGTTTGTGTTTGTATAATAATCAATTTGTACTTTTTTAATAAGACCTTCAGTAGAATCGGGTAATGGTCCAAATAGATATGTTTTTGCTGTAAAATCTAAATTATAAATTATAATTCTTTTTTCATCATATCCACTTTCATAATTATCTTTAAAATTTATACCTCCAAGAATTAATGGTATATCACGTTTTTCACCTATAGCAGACACCAAATCAATTGTTATATTAAAAGATGGTTGAAAGTATGGAAGAATTTGCTCTACAATTTGAAGAGCATCATCGTTATATTGAGACATAATTGAAAGTTGTATGCCCAAATTATAAGGAACAGGCATAAAAACTTTATTTACTGTTTTATCGTCTACATTACTTTTAGCTATAAATGTTTGCATAGTAGAAACTTTTCTACTATTATCATATTGAATACTATTCATTTCAAATGCAATTCTTGGAAGAGTTATAGAATTTCTTTTTCTTAAATCTGGTTTTTGTTCTAATCTTGCTAAAAACTTTTCAACAGGGCCATATGCAATCGGAACTTTTATATTACTAAAATCTGAACCATCTTGTTTTTTGTGTTTGATGTTAATATCATTAAATAAAGTACCAAATGCAATAATTGTCTTGCGAATTATTTCGTGATAATAGTATTTTCCTAACATAATAATACCTTTATTAAATATTTAGATTTAATAATCCCCAAAAGGGTTTCTTTCACTGAAATCTAAAATTTCATCTGCTTCATTTTCTATTGGTATGTTGTCTGCATAATCATCATATTCGTCTTGAGTATTGATTGAAAGAATTTTATAATTTGCATTTGACCCTCCAACTGTTGTTCCTATTCCAACTACAGATTCTCCCTGAATAAAACTTCCATTTAAAGTTTTGACTTGAAGTATTTTTGTATCATAATCCCAATCATTTACATAAGCAGTAGTTCCGGTCGAAACCCCTCTTACGGTTTCATTAAATATATAATTGCCTGTAGATACACCAACAGGTGAAGATATTGTAACCACAGGTGCTTGTGTATAACCTGCTCCAGCATTAGTATAACGAAATGCTGTCACTATACCAGAAGAATTAATATATGATAGTGCAGTTGCATTTATTCCACCAACAGGTGCAGTACTTATTGCAACAATAGGTGCAGTAGAATAACCAACGCCACTATCAATTAAATTTATTGGACCCAAAGAACCAGAAGATATAATTGCTGTTGCTATTCCTCCAGATCCACTATTACTTATAATCCTAACAGTAGGCACAACTGTATATCCAATACCTGGATTTATGACTAAAATTTTATCAATTGAACTTCCAGTTTGACTAGAACGGCTCGTCATTATTGCAACTGCTGTCGCATTTATACCTCCAGAAGAAGAAGTGCTTATTGAAACAATCGGAGTAGAAAGATATCCTGTTCCGTCATTAATTAAATCTATTCTTGATACTGAATTACCACCGACAACCGCAAGGCTAGATGCAAGTACTACATTTGCAGATGCTGATGTTGCGCCTGAACCGACCATAATGAGTTTTGTGATATATCCAAAATCTTTTACTGACTCATCAACTTCATCAATACTTGTATTGATTACATCATCTGCTTCATAGTCCATCACTTCGCATCTTAATTCGTAAACATATAAATTATTCAATTGATAAAATGGTTTTTTTCCTTCTACATATTTGATTTCGAAAATTGTATTATCTAATGGAAGATAAATTAAATCTCCATCTTGTGGTCTTGATGCTATTTCAATTTGTGTATTTGAGGAAATGAATGGAGTAATAAAATCCTCATATCTTTCTTTTGAAATTATAAATGTAACTTCGTCAGTAGTTTTTACTCCAAATTTTGATAAGATGTCTCCTTGACCTCCAAATCCCTCATAATTAACTAAATATGCTTCAATTCTGAATGAATCATCAAATTCTGATGCTGTTATTTCTCTTAAAATTGTATTTTTATTAATAATATTTCTTGGGAGATATACTATATCTTGTCCATACATTTTTAATTGTTCATTAATCAAATCTTGTATTAATCTTTGTTCACTAGAAGAACCCTGCAAAAAATATGGATTAAGTGGAGACATAATATTAACCTATAAGGTCCATCGGTGGCAATTCGTATTCCGTTTTAAGTTGATTTTCTGCTTCTTCTATTTCTTTAACTGCATCATCAAAAAGTTGTCTTCCATTCAATTGCACACCACCAGGAAGCAATACACCTTGAAATTTGATCATATTTTGTCCCCATTGTCTTTTAATCAATGCAGTTAAGTATTTTTTCAACCACCAATCATTATAAACACTTGATGCATCTGCTGGATTTACCATTCTATAACAATCTAATATAAGATAATTGTTTGGACTCATTTGACTCCAATCAATATCCAAATATAATCTATGATTTTTTTTATTAAAACGAATTTGAATATCGGGTGTGATTAATCTACTCAAATCTTCCAAATATGTCTTAACCATTGCATAATTTAAAAGATCTAATGCTCCGTAATAATATAAATCGTTTAGGAATAATTGATATTTAATATTAAATAAACCACTTGATATTGTACTTGAATCTATTTTAAATACGTTATTTACACCGATTACGTGATCTGGAAGTTTTATAAAATTATTGGTTTCTGTATAAGAAAGAGTAGCAATCCCAACAGTAGATGTAGCAGTTGTAGTGGTAACACCTGTTCTTATTGTATTTAATTCATTTTGTGATAGTTGGTGTTTTAAAAATACTTTTTCAATTCCATCATAATGTCTTTCATTAAAATATTGAATTGCATCATCAACCAAATCATCAATTTGATCGTCATCTACATTAATTTCTACGACTGGATATCCAAGTTTTCGTAAAGAATAATCAATTAATCCTTGACGGGATGATGGTTGAGTCATTGTTAAATTCCTGCCTCTTCGTATTTATCTTCTGGTTTTACTTTTCTTTTTGATTTTAATATTTCATCATTGTGTTGTTGCAATTCAAGATTTGTCGTTAGCAAAACATTTTTTTGTTCTTCAAAATCTTTAGTGAGTGATTGCAATTTTGCCTCTAATAAAATATTTTGATTTGTTAATGCTGAAATTTTTTGATTATACAGATTAACTAAGATATTCACATCAACTTCACTATTCATAACTAGAAGGTTCCTCCATCTAAAGTGCTAGTCCACATTGGCTTATTTGTATAAACTACAGAAGCAACAATTGCAGTCGTTCCAATACCAATATTGCTACCATTTTTAAGTAAAATGGAGTTATTTGTTGTATTAAAAGTTCCTTCTACTCCAATTAAAGTGACTATAGTTGTTGAAGCAACACTAGTTTTAACAACACCATAAGCACCACCAGTATTTTGAAGAATAATATCTCCGGCGGTTACTGTAGTAAGTCCAGATAATGTAATGTTTGCTTCAGTTACAGCAGTTAAAATTTGTTTTGATGTGATTGTCGGCGATGCTGGATCATTCGTGGAATTTTGTAATCCTGTACTATCAAAATAAACCACTCCATTAGTACTAAAATCCCCAGATTGGTAATAAATACCTTTAATATCCAAATAACCTTTTGTTCCTGTTACTACACTATTTGAAATATTAGCATCTGGAACATAAGTAAAACGTCCCGTACTATCATCAAATCCAAAAAATCCTGATTTCTGATTTGCCGTTCCTACGCCGGTATTATAATCAAAAGCAATACCTCTATCCGTATTTGTATCATAGGCATGAGTTACAATTAGTTGAGTTGTTGAAGTAATACCAGAAACTGTAACTCCGGTAATTGTAACAATCTTTGTTGCTGTATTATATTCAGTAATAGTAGTCAGTCCACTATTAGGTAAAGCAGCATTACCTGAAATAATATCACCAGTATTAATTCCAACAACGGAGTCCAAAGTAATTGTAGAAACCCCAGATGCAACTGTTGCAATTACGGTTCTATTACTTGTAACATCTCCAAGTGATATAATTGAACCATTCACAGTAACACTGCTGGAGTCTACTGTTGTTGTTGTTCCATCAACTTGAAGATTCCCCTTAACAACAACCAGTCCTTCATTACTTAATCCGTCAGGATATGGGTCAATGTATAAGACATTTCCACCACCAGATTTGGTTGAAATTACATTTGATGAAATTCCAATATTATCAATCGTAACTCCACCAGTATTAGTAAGAGGTCCGGTATGATTGAGTACTCCTGTAATTGTTATTGTGTCTGTTGATTGATTTCCTAGAGTTGTATTACCATCAACTTGAAGATTTCCGGTAACAGTTAAATTATTATTAAGTGTCTGTGCTCCAGCTACAGTTAAAGTACCACCAATATGAACATCCTTTTCAATACCAACACCACCAGCAACTCTTAATGCTCCAGATGTTGTGGTTGTTGCATTTGTAGTTGCGGCAATCGCAACAAAAGAAGTGTTTGGAGTGCTTTGGAAATTAACACTTGTTGCAGAAGATGTTGCGCCAAGATTTAATGTAGTCGCATTTGGAACACTTAAAGTCGCATTACGAATGGTTGCAATACCAGTTGTTGCTCCTATATCTAGTGCCGTTGCAGCACCGGCAAAGTTTAGATTAGTTGCTACTGTATTATAAAGGTTTTGTGTTGCTTGAGTACCAACAACCGTTGGGTTCTGGACTGTAACTGTACCAGTAATAGAACCAATACCTATTGTAGTAGCAGCACCAAAGGCATTAACTGTAGTTGCTACTGTATTATAAAGGTTTTGTGTAGCATTTACACCTACGACTGTAGATGGTCTTAAAGTTAATGCTGCAGATGTTGAACCAATACCTATTGCAGTGGCAGCACCAAAGGCATTAACTGTAGTAGCAGTGGTGTTATAAAGATTTTGAGTTGTTTGAGTACCTACAACCGTTGGATTGTTTATGGTTGCAGTACCAGTAATAGAACCAATACCTATTGCAGTGGCAGCACCAAAGGCATTAACTGTAGTAGCAGTGGTGTTATAAAGATTTTGAGTTGTTTGAGTACCTACAACCGTTGGATTGTTTATGGTTGCAGTACCAGTAATAGAACCAATACCTATTGCAGTGGCAGCACCAAAGGCATTAACTGTAGTAGCAGTTGCATTTAATAGATTAAACGTAGCTGCTGCAGTGGTTAGATCTCCACCATCAATATTCAGGTCTCCAAGAATTTGGGTATCTCCAGTTCTAGTAACACTGAATCTTGTAGTACCTCCAATTTGAAGATCAATAAGTTTAGATGCTGCTGCAGAAGCAGTATTTGTAATATTTAATTTTATTCCATTAAATGTTACTCCACCGTCATTCCAAGTACTTGTCGCACTTAATATTGGATTATCTGTGGTTATTGTTCCTTGGGTTATTGTTACAGACCCATTAACACTATTGACAGAAAATCTAGTAGTTGATCCATCAGTAATATCAAATGTTTGTGAAGCACCTCCAATAAATTTTAAAACACCAGTTCCAACTGGATCTAATTCTATATCACCATTAGTGTTGGTTGAAGATATTTTATTTCCATC